AATAACCCTCCGGAGCCTCCTCCAGCTCCGCCATAAATAGCTCCACTATTACTAATTATATATTGATTAAAGTACGTATCAAAATTACTAATAGCTGGGCCTCCGTCAAATGATGCTTTATTGCTAGCACTTAAATCTCCAGCCCCGGGACCTGTTGTATTAGTAAAATCAAATCCTGATAAATGTAAGGCACCATGGCCTCCTAGGCCTCCTTTTCCGACCAACGCACTACCAGACTCAATAATAAACTCAATTCCATTATTTAAATACACAAAATCTTGAATACTACCATCTTCAATATTTGGAGCATCAAATTGTAGAGCCCCTGATACCGCTGATACAGAAAATACTGATAGCGGACTATGAACTGTAAATGTTGCACTAACTGGGTTCGTTGCTGATACTGCAGACCATGCTACAGTATTAGTTTCTGCAGTGCTGGCTGATAATGCTTCCCATACATTAACACAACTTAACATATTGGGAACTGCAAGCCCACCTCCTATATCTGGGCCTGATTCATATGTAGCAGATATAGAAGATAAAAATAAATGTATTGTCTTGAGTTCCTCATTAATCCTCGCCAACCCATATGTTGTTCCTAATGTAGATGCATCGTTCGGATTGCTTAATTCTATACTTACAACCTTCTCGTCAGAAGAACCGGTTCCTGCTGGCTGGGCGCTTAAGTCAAACACTAAAGAAGAAACACCTCTTGTAAAATGCAATGTACTATTAGCGCTTAACTCACCAGCAGATAACGTACCTGGTGTAGCAGGAATAGGAATACCAAAATCCTCATATTCATCAATAGTATAATCATATGCTTTCGCAACTGGTGCATGAGGAGCATACTCACTATTGCTTATATTCGAAAACGGTATTACTGCAATATTACAAATAGAATCTTCTAAATATTCCCCATCTCCATATGGATCATCTCTTGTAATACCGACACGTACAGTGTTTCCTTCATTTACTGCCCAACTAGTACCTGATAAACTTAAAGTATATTTCGAAGTCGGTTTCGGTGTCAGAGTAATAGCACAGACTTGAGCTGTAGGATCAATTACACAATTAGATTCTTGTTTTATTACAAAGCTAAATGTCTTATCATCACCTGAGAAGAATTTGTTTGTACCTATAGATATCAAAGGCTTTAATGTTTCGCCACTGCTAAAAGAATCCGAACCGCTCAGCGTCCAGTTTTCTACAAATGGAAAAAAATCAGTCGCGACCGCTGTACCAAGAGTAGTATAATAACTAAAAGAACATGAATTGGCTGTACTAATATCATTTTCCCTCTTAACACCTATATTAATAACGGAGCCACCTTCAACATTTTCGACAATTGAAGTTAAAGATAAAACATTAGTTGCATGTTCATTCTGACCAGGTAGCCGAGCTGGTATCTCAGCAGGTGGATTATTATTTAAACTCTCTTCTTTAATTAAATTAAACAAATCCACCTGCTGATTGTATAATAATTCTAACGGTCTATTAACCACGTCAGTTAATAGTGGTTCATTTACTCCAATATAAAAATTACTATCGATAGTAAAATTAGAAGGTAAGTCAAAAGCCTTGTAATTTATAGTACACAGTGTCGGCATAAGGAACGTACCTTTAACATCATTATAATAACTATAAATCTTTTTATTTAAATTCTCAAATAATGAAAAATGATTATAAATTAATTTTTTAGTAGTCTTATTAAAAGTTATATTACTTACAGTCTCTTGAGGCAATACTAATATATCTGATAAGCTAAAATAATTAGTATAAAAATTCTCATGATATAATTTTGTTGATATATCCTTATCGCCAAAAACATATGTAACAGTCGGAGATATAAATACATTATTAGTATCTAACGCAGAGAGAGGAGTAGTAGTAACTGTTAAATAATCAGCATCATTATGCAGTGCACTATCAAATGATAAAATCTTATTAGCGCTCGGTGTTTCAGTGTCCGTAGTCCCTAGAATAAAATTTGCTTTAGAAAAGTCAAATGTAGTTATTGGTAGATTGAAATTAGTTTTATAGAACTTGAAAATATTTTTATTGTTACTAATATATAAAATATTTTTTGAAGACTTACTATTCACTATTTTAGTGAAATTTTTAGATTCTTCGAAACCAGTAACAGCTTGCATCCTAGTATCATATATATCAAACGGTGAATAGGGTTCTTCTATTACATTGTTTTGTACATCATATTCAAGTACTTTACCTTTTTTTGAAAGTATATACCCTGTAGGTGTTATATCTGTGTCGCTTTTTTCATCAACAACTATAGAAACTAACTTACCCGTATTAGGGTTATTAAATTTAGACGGAGAACTAACTTCATGAATAAAGTTAAAATCTAAATCAAATACCTTTAAACTATTATGTCCGTTATCAAGTATATACACTCTATCCTCATGCACAGATAAAGATGTTGCACTAAGGAGTTTATTTTTAGTTTGAGATAACCCTTGTCCGCCAATTGTTTTTAATAAATACCGACCTGGATGATCTGAATCGTCTATACCAGTACGTTTCAACGCAGGGTCGTTAGTTACTAAACCAGCTATATCAAACTTAAAAGCTGAATTTAATCCTTGATCGAGAACAAATAATAAATTACCAACTGTATCTACACTAACAACATTTTTAAATTTAAATGTTTTATTAAATTCTACATAATTACCAGAAAGTAATGTATTAGGTGAACTTAATGTAGTAGTACTTTCAAGTACAATCGATTGATTCGGACTATAATTAAAATATAAAAAATAATCATTACTATCATTAGTATAAGTTTTCTTAGCAATATGAACTTCTTTGGTACTAGATAATAATGGTGTACTAGTACCAGTTACTGGGAGAGTTGCGACCGAACAAAGCTCAGGAGTAAGCGTAGTATCAAGAGACCAATATCCAAAATCACCTGTAGTAGGAGATGTTTGGGTTGTCATTTCTGCATTTGCTATAAGAAACAAATAATTACTATATAATTTACGTATACTATCATTGTATACATCAGATATAGCAAAATCATTGTGACTGATTTTTATATCTTTAAACGAAAAAGGTAAGTCGGTCTCAGCAATTTTTAATTTATCTAAAACCCTATCTCTTTCAAAGCCTCCGGTTGGAACAGCTGTTACTTCACTATACACTGAGTTAGGCATTATATTAAATATTTAACAATTTTATCTTAATTTAACAGATTGAAGTTATAAAGACATTTGTAAATATTTATAATGCCGAGAAAAAAAGTATCTGAAGTACAGCATGAAGTAACTGTTGATTTTATTCTAGATTTATATAAAAATGCAAAACTAATGGATCCATCTGAAAGAGATCAAACAGTTGATAAAATAAAGAAGCTAGTAAAATATATGGGTAAAACGATTAATATAGATCTTAATGACCTCAAAAATTAATTTATCCTGGGAAAGTATTGAACAAGATATATCCTTATTAGTAAAAAAAGTAAAAGATTTTCATCCTACGTGCATTCTTGGTATTGCAAATGGTGGAATGATTCCAGCAGCTCTTTTAGCAAAAAAACTAAAAGTAGATAAATTACTATCATGTAATTTAAAATCCTATCAAGATGACGCTCCTCGCAAAGGTCCTCATAATATAAACGATGTAGTAAAACAAATCTCTTTTCCGACACAAGATGAATTAATGAGAGAAAGAGTTCTAATAGTTGACGATCTCGTTGATACAGGATTAACTTTAAAAAAAGTGTATGGTAATTTTGTTATATATAATGATCAATATAATATAACCTGGGATTTTGCTACATTATATTATAAGCCCAAAACAGCCTTCATGCCTGATTATACAGTGAGAGAATTTGATAATAACGATTGGATAGTATTTCCTTGGGAGTGTTAATTATTTATACACCTAGTTCATCCTTAAGGAATTGTGTCTCATCTCCCCTTCTACTATTTTAAATACTTCTTCCTCTACTTTTTCTAGAGGGCTATAATCGGTAAAGAGATGTTTTTTAGGTTTATAAATAGATACTATTTTATCTTTATCTTCTTGTGTTAATTTACCACCAGACTCCCAGTCGTTGTGTCCATATGCGACTTGATCCCAGAAATGAAAATAATAATCTGTAGTACTATTCTCAAATGTAGTCTCTTGTATAATACTCTCATGACTTAAGTCCCAAAATCTAGGTTGCCCATATAGTAATACTGCTAGTTTCATGTCTTTATGATATACCAGGATCTCTTGCCGTCAACATGCATGACTAATTTCTTCTCAGCAACAAACTCGTCGACAGCTTTTGCTACACCGCCATGCTTGAGATCACCGTAATCATGTCCACAAAATAATCCTCCTTCTCTTGTCTTTGGCCACCATGCGTTAACATCTGCCTTTACAGAATCATAGTCATGTTTAGCGTCAATATAACAAAAATCTAAACTATTATCCAGCATCTCTTTCGCGGCATCGACAGATGATTTACGTATAAATCTACATCTACTTTCAAAACCTTTTAATGTATGCATAGCCGTGTTTTTTGTTTCAATTTTTCTCCAGGTATCTATTAAAAACAGTGTGTTACCTTTCCAGTGTTGTAAAATGCCAAGTGCATGACTCCCATATCTAACTCCGACCTCTGCTCCCTTGTCTATTAAATTATTTTTATTTAAATACATTGGAATCCACCTTCTGCGAGTAATATCCGTTAATTTCATTAATCTGTGATAAAGTCTGTTAGGTTACCCCAATCATGTTTGTGATAGTAATAGTCTTGGGAGTGTTAATTAACACTCCCAAGGAAATACTATCGATAGTATTTCCTTGGGAAAAATAATTCTTACTTCACTCTAACTGATCTAACTATAAACCCACACTCTAAATTAGAAGACGCACTCTCACCAAAATGGAAATGGAATAGTTTATTAGTAAAATCTCCATAATTAGGTACGATAATTGTTTCATACCATGGTCCTCGGCGCTGGCCTCCATCAAAAGCTGAACTTCTATTATATTTTATTACTTGACTGAATCCAGATTGATAATTATGACATCCTAAAAATGTACAATAATATTCTTGATAAACTCCGAAATACTCTACATAAAATTCTATAATATTCGTAAAGTCGACACCCCATTTAGCCGTACATGCGGGTTGGTCAATAGTAAATGTTCCAAACCTAACCGTATTACCAACATCCGGGTAGGTTGCAGACGGCACCATTGCGTACCCCGCCCCACCAGATAAATATGCACTAGTTTGAGACGATGTTATATTATGTACATTCATGGTAGATCCTAGCACAGGGACCGTTTGCCATGAACTATTATAAGTAAAACTACCGTCTGTTAATTTAGCAGAAAGAGGACCAGTAGTTAAATTAGTTGTTACATGACCAATGTTATTGCCGCCAGCCGTCGTATCCGGGGCACCAAAACTAAATATAGAATCTATGGCTGTAACTTCAGCTGTACTTGTTATACCAAGTGGATAAATAATAGTACCTGTAGGTACTGTTTGTGCATTTATACCTACACCTGACAAATATACTTGATCAGAAGCCTGCCCGCCAATAGTAAGATCACCAGCAGACACAGCAACGTTACCAGAAATATTACCAGCGTGAACTTTATCACCAGAAATGTCGTCGTCTAAAACATTTAAATTACCCCACGGTATTCCTGAATTAACTGCGACCCAAGAACTATGAGTCGATTGACTCTCTGCGCCAGGTACCTGATCAGCGGTTAACATCATAACTGTAGTAGCCCACCTGTCAGGAACATTTACATAATTACCAGCGGCATTATAATATCCAGATGCCGGAGCAACTGCGAAGTCTCCTTTCATAGCATAACCACCAGCCGAAGCTTCAGTCAGTACTGTATGAAAACTGTGTTGTAATGCTCCACCACTAATAAACGCAGTCGGGCCAACAGGTCGACCACCTACAGTGGAACCATCGCCAATAACAACTCTAAAAGCATCTGTTGAATAACCTAGTTCACCTGAACATAATGTTGTGGTTTTTCGGTCGGTATCAGTACCACGTCTTAGAAATAGCCTAGCCTTCTTAACCTCTGCCATATAAAATATTTAATATCTAGATACTATTAATACAAGGTTTATAAATATTTACAATGAATAAAAATGAGACTTATTACGCTATTGCTACGCAACAAGGTAGTTCAGTAAAGCTTGAGATTCGAGAGACTGTAAGAGGTAATGTAGTAAAGAATTATAGATATCCCGGGAAAATTGAAAATCAACCTGTCATATCGGGAGACACAGTGAATTTCACTGTAAAGATAGGATCCTATAGGAAAATGATAATCCAGAACATAAGAACAGGCAAAAAAGTGGAACGCCAAATTCGATGACATAAATACTTATGTTATGAATAACTTATTTAATTATTTAACAAAACCACGGGTAACAAATAGACCTGAATTAGGGGTGTCGTACAGTCCTATATTTGATCTTTTTAACACACTAGAGCAATCATTTGCTGGACCATTTGAAACGTTTTCAAATGATAATATCCGGTTCAATGAGACTAAAGAGAGCTCAAATGTTGAGATTGATCTTCCAGGTGTAAAGAAAGAAGACCTCAAAGTCACTTACAATGATGATACAGATGTGGCATATGTTGAAGCTAAACGAACCATTACTACGAAGACTGGTTCGAAGGAGGAAACATATAACCGATCATTCAGAATTGATGGTGGTGATTTTGACGTTGAGCAATTAAACGCAAAAATTACTGACGGTGTTTTACGCATTAATGTTCCTAGACTGGATCGTGACGATCACACTGGTAAAGAACATAAGGTAATTAATGTTAAGGTTGCTTAACTCTCATCTCATATAACAACACTAACTGGTGGGACCTGTCTCACCAGTTTTCTTTTCATGTACTACGGGTATTGCGGCGGTCGTTCCTTGATTGTCTGTTGTCTTAGCTCCTACCTTTCTTACATCATCTTTTGAAGCCATTAACTTAAGAGGTACATTCTTGAATGGATGTGTGTGAGGATATAATTTAATAACCATATCACAATTGACCGATGTTACTGCAGAGCCATCGGCATCTGTTCCTATCTTATATCCAGATAATATTTTACCTCTTACTACAACAGGCTCTGTTTCTTGAATCTCAACAGGAGCAGTAATATGCTGTACACTCAGCTCACCTTCTACATGTAAACCACCACCAATAACAACATTCTGATTAACACCCAGATTACCATCTACTAGTACCTGTCTATTATTTTTATTGCGTAAAGTCAACATTTCAGCGGCAATATTAACTCTCTTAGATGACATATTAATTTCATACTCAGAGCTTATATTAACTTGTTGGCCAGCTATATTGGTAATTGTACCTCCAATATCAACACCCCCTGATGATTTGATACTTACACCACCACTGCCTACTAATACATTCCACTTGTTCCCAATATTCTGTGTAAAGTCACCACCCGGGAAGTCATCTACATGTACATATTCTATTAAAGCAGATTCTTTCTTTGTAGTTGCAACTCCTTTTGCAAATACTTTTGATTCATAATTTTCTATTTTACCTTTTTCATCTATACGAACAGAAGGAAAATCATTATTTATTAAACCAATATTTTCTATTTTATGTTTACTGATATTAATAATTTCACTACCACCTAGACCTAATCTCTTCTCTAGATTAATTAACTGTTTTATTTTACTACGTATAGAGGTAATAACTAAATCATCTTTATTTTCTTTAGCCCACGTACCGTTATAACTAGAAGGACTTTTGGCTGAACCACCACAAACGGGACATTCACCACTACCTAAAAAATTCCCAGGGGCGCCTAATTGATTCGTTAACTTACTGCTAGTATCAGAATTAACAGATACCACTCCAGCACTATGATCAAAAACACTTACTGTGCTTGTGTATGTATTAGGAGTAACAGAAGTAAACGCATATGAATTTTCCCATATGTTATCTCTAGTAGTAATCTCCGAACATAACGGACACGGTCCAAAACCATCACCAACTTTTTCCTGCTCTTGGGCACCGCTTGTCTTTTTAATTGATTCGTTATCATCAATTATAGTTAAAGCTCTTTTTATCTCAAATAATTGCTTCGCATCACCAACAGGCTCCATTAAATCTCTCCATTCTTTTTGCAATTCTTGATTTAAATTTCCAATTTTCTTATAATAATCTCCATTTATAATTTGATCATAATCTCTACCTACATATGCATTTTTAAACCCCTTAATAGTAAAAAATTCATCTCCTTGTACTAACTTTTGATTATTATTTGTAGCAAATTCAATATTAACATCATTATTAAATTCTTTAAATGAGCCAGAATAATGAGTAAGTTTTAATATCTCTCTATTGTCAGTACTAACAATTTCTATAGTGCCTCCTTTTTGGTTTATAACATATTTGTTTCTATAAGTCTCAGTATTATGATTATAATTAGGATCTAACTCGCTTGGTATATTTTCATATGCACCTGGATAATCTAATCCGTCTGAAGTAAAATTATTAAAAATAGTTTTCCATTCATCTGTACCATGAGTAGCAGCAAAATAAATAGGATTGTTAGGATCTCCTTCAGCAAAAAATACCCATACATGGGCACCTACATTAGGAATACTAAAGCTACCTTTCGCACTATTCGAATATGACGTAGGTACATAATTATAAGCAAACTTATTTAAATTATTAAATTTAACTTCATCTTTATCAGTAAACGCATCAGATACTTTTAATTTATGTATTTCATATTTATGAGCAGGTTTTTCTCCTATACCATCATCATTGAGTTTATATTTTAATTCACCTGGCTCTTCACCTCGAGATGTATCATACTCTGGGTATATGCTTGTTGCTTTATTTGAATCTGATATGGTAGCTTTTTGATCATATGCATTATATCTACCAGGAGAAATACTTCCTATAATAGGAGCAGCACATTCAGCCCATGGTATAATCTTTTTAAGCTCTTCTACAATATCTGTAATATCACTATCAATATTCCTGCCAATAAATTTAAAGGACTTATCTTCATTTGTTTCTTCCCAGTTTTTATATACTGTAGGAGAGATATGAGGTATCCATATTTTAATTTTACCTCCTTTATCAGGATCATTATTTTGTATAACTATACCTAAATAGTTTCCAAAATATTCTTTCTTTGGATTTAAATTAGAATCCGGATTTGCATTTACATATACACTCATAATTTAAAATCACCCAAAATTGGTTACCCCTACATCTCTGTTTAGAAAATCAAAGAACTTTATTGTCCCTTCTTGTATATCATATTCCATTTTAGCTAAAGCTTTTGTATTAGCAACACCAGATGTATTACCTAAATGAGTTGACCCTCCCTTTGAACTATGAATATTTACTGGAAATTTCCCTTTACGCTCTTGAATGCTAAACTGCCAATAAATGCGCTGCGCAGGGCTTTCAAGGCGCAGACCGGCACCAGTGCCGCCCTTGCGTGTGAAGTTACCTTGGGCCGTTGTTCCTAATAAATAATCTCCTTCCTTTAATGTAGATACTATTTTCTTTCTTTCCTCCCTATACGCAGCACCTTTCAGTTCATCTACTCCTCTCTCAGCAGCACTCCTCAGAGGAGCCATTAAGGTAGGAGTCGCAGCCAGCATAACACTCTCAACATTTTCTTGATTATAGAAGCCACCATCTTGTGGAAAGCTTTCTAAGGTTGCAACATAATATGCATATGACTTCCACTGTTTATCAGCTATATTTTCTGTAGTTTCTGTTTCTAGCAATCCTGGTATTCCTGCCGGTCCTTCTGCTTCTTCCGCAGCGGCCGCAGCAGCATTTGCGCGTAGTGCTCGATTTCCCGTGGTAGCAGTCTTACTGCCCTTGAAATTCGGATCGGCAGCAATTTGTGCATTAATTTGAGCCGCGAATTCTTTGTTCTGTTTTTTCTCTTCTTCAGTCATCCCTTTACTAGTTTGATCGATCGCCTCATCAGTAACTACAGCAGCGAGTTCCGGTGCTTTTTCTTTCGCTAAAGCTTCTGCTTCGCCCGGTTGTTTCATTTTTTTTACAAAATTATTAGAAGAACCTTGTTCTTCGTCACGTGTTACATACCGGGCCTTTCCAGAGCCTGAAGTGTTTATGTCAGCTAATGGTATTGTATTCTCTGTATCCTCAGTTTTATTAGCGCTTTTTCTTTTGTCTATAAACCCTTTAATTTTATTATTAAAATCCTGGACTTCAGCGACACTAGCTGGAGCTGCACCCGGGCAAATATCTTTAATTTGTGCTCTAATACGTTGCTTAAATAAAGTAACTTGCTGAATTTTAATTTTATTATATGCTAATTTTCTTAATTCAGCATCGATCTTAAACTCTAATTTATTACGAAAATTACCGAGTATACCATTTATCTTATCTTCAAAATTTAATATAAAATCTATTGCTGGTACTTTATTCATTAGATCTCTAATCTGAGTATTAATACAACCTAAGATTTGTTGTTCTAATTGCATCGTTAAACCTGCAGCTTGACCTTTTATAAAATCTTTAACTTGAGCACCAACACCATCTAGACCAACTCCCTGACTTAAATCAACTCCAGTAAACTTTTCTAGAGTTTCATTAATAACTTGTTTAGGAGAAGCATTTAACCCTTCCTTATATGCTGCAGCTACTTGTTTTATTTGAGATGGGGTGACAGTATCTACAACATCTACTACAGATTGTTTTTGATCTTCAACAAACGTATCAAAGCTAAAAGCCATATAATTATTTATTACTTGATCTTTAGAGTAAAACCGCTATAATACTCAGATGATTAAAGTCTCGCATGAGTCTCCTATTACTCTTCTTCCAGAGTCGATGGAATATAATGATTATCAGTATTGTTTAGTACATTTAATGGAAGAGGAGCCAGAGTATAGAGATTGGTTTCTTGGTCGATATAAAGCGAAAAGACCAGATGGAGAAATTCTATTAGATAATTCTATTTTTGAGCTTAAGGAAGCATTTGATTCGGCAAAATATGCAGAGTGGTGCGAGAAGATAAAACCGAATTATTACATTGTACCTGACGTATTAGAATCCTCAGAAGGGACAATGGATAATTTTAAAGAGTTTACAGATGAATATACGGGCTTACCAGGTGCTACAATAGGAGCTGTTCAAGGTAAAACATGGACGGAAGTCGTTGAGTGTTATAGGTTTATGTCAGCATATGCTGATTATATTGCTATTAGTTTTGATTTTAGCATGTACGATGTAACTGGTTTTAGTAATCAGTACGATTTCCTAACCCCTAAAAAATTAAGGCGACAAACTACAGGAAGACAACATCTTGTAAAACGACTTATTGATGAAGGCTATTGGAACTGGAATAAACCACATCACCTGTTAGGGGCATCGCTTGCTAGAGAGTTTAAATGGTATGTAAATAATAACGTCTATAATATTAGAAGTCTTGATACATCTAATCCAGTAGTTGCAGGCCTGTTAGGGTATCATTATAATGGTGATCTTGGTCTCAATGATAAACCTAGTCAACTATTAGCAGATCTTATCCATGCCGACCCTGATGAAGACGCAAAAGAAATTATTAGATACAACACAAAGATGTTTAAGAGTATTATTGGACGATGAAGTGGGTAGCATTTTTTAGTCAGACTGGTTCTGAAATAGTTAACATATCTAGAGCTATTAACAGATGGCCTGATCTTGTTGTAACTAATAAACAAAACGATAAAACTACTCATGTTGAACTCGTAAAGCGAGTAAGATTAGAAAATACTAAATTAATTACATTACCTAAATGGCCAAAAGAAATAGACTATCTCAAAGCGGCTGATAAATTAGGTTTCTCTATACTAAGAGAAGAATGGATGAATGAAGTCCTTATTACTCTTCACGGTTATCTTAGAATCTTACCTCCAGACTTTACTAAATCGTCTACTATTTATAACGGTCATCCAGGATTAATTACAAAGCATCCAGAGCTTAAAGGTATGGATCCTCAAAAAAAGGCTTGGAGTGAAAACCATATAAGAGCAGGATGTGTAATACATAAAGTAATACCAGAATTAGACTCTGGAGAGGTTGTAGCTGAAAAAATGATACACAACAACTTCGAGACGTTTATTGACTTTGTAGACGCTCTACACGTTGCATCCTCAGAATTATGGATAAATTTTTTAAATGAAAGATTACGATACAATCAAACAGGAAGTAGAGCAAGAGTATCCTGAGACATGTAATATGTTAAAGGTCTTGCTTGAAGCAGAATATAAATTATTCATTCAGAAACAACACGACTACGGCCCGTCTAATATTTCTGTTGGTCAAGACCTATCTAAACCTGATGGCCGAGTAGTTGCTAAAGCAGGACTAGTATTCCGTATTCATGATAAAGTACAGAGACTTATTAATCTCATCATTAAGAAACATAGTGAGGAAGCTGTTAATGAACCTATCGCTGACGCTTGGACAGATACAAGTTTATATTGCAAAATTGCTCAGATAGTCGATAATGGTAACTGGGGTAAGTAGTATGCTTATATCTATGACAGGAGCTCAGTCGTCTGGTAAAACGACGTTACTGAATTATTTTAATAGTGAAGCAACATTTAAGGAAACTCATCGAACTTGGCATATAGTTCCTGAAGTCACACGTAAGTTAAAACGTAATGGGTTTAAGATTAATGACGATCATGCTAACTATACTGATACACAAATCGCAATATTAGTTGATCATCTAAATAATATCTTTTCATATTCTACTAATGAAGATATGAATACTATTTTAGATAGATGTATTATAGATGGTTATATTTATACTCGATACTTTCGAATGGAAGGTAAAGTTAATGAGTTTACAGATTTAATGTTTTCTAAAATGCTAAACAGATATATCAAGAAATATGATCGTATCTTTTATACTAGTCCTTATGATGTTTCTTTAATTCATGATGGTGAGAGATCTACAAGTGAGAGTTTTCGCAATAAGATTATCGAACTATATGAACAATTAATATTAGGGAAATATCCGAACGTTTTTGTGCTTGAAGGTAGCATAGAGAAACGTTATAATAGTATGATAGAGATTATTGAAGATGACAAAGCTCGACAATCAAAACGTAAGTAAGCATCTAGGTAAAACTAGTAGCTATAAATCCGAATATGATGATAAGCTCTTAGTAAGAGAGCCTAGATCTAGCAATCGTAAACATCTTAAAATTAAGGATAAAAATTTACCGTTTGTAGGGTATGATGTCTGGAACGGATATGAGGTTTCAGGCTTAATGGATAACGGGATGCCTATTAATGCTATCGCTAAAGTAGTGTATCCTTGTGATAGTAAATATATTGTTGAATCTAAATCTATGAAGTTATATTGGAACAGTTTCAATATGACAAAATTTGGCGAAACGATGGAAGATGTTGTAAGCGGTATTGAGTTTCATGCTGCAGCTGATCTCAGTAAGCTATTACAAACAGAAGTAAAGGTTAAATTATTTTCTTGTGATACAGATTTAAAAGGAGTATCTAATCCATTCTTAGAATCATACGACGGTCTTCCGAACTCTTTAGCGATCATCCCAACTAAGAAATATGTAAGGTTGGAGCACTTTCTGACAACTGGATGGCGTGAAAAGTCTGAGATTGAAATTACTAAGTATAAAGAAGATCCATCTATATTTGATACTAAGTATACCTCTATGGCAGAGCCAAATAATCTAAATGTGATGTCTTCATTACTTAAAAGTAACTGTCGTGTTACATCACAACCGGATTGGGGAGATGTATTTATTCATATAGAAGGACAATGGTTACCTGGAGTAAAAGAACTACTTGAATATATTATTTCGTTTAGAGACGAAAACCACTTCCATGAGGAAATATGTGAAACTATTTATAAACGCTTGTACGATAGGTTCTCCCCACGAGAACTAATGGTTGCATGTTTATATGCACGAAGAGGTGGCTGGGATATTAATCCAGTTAGAGCTAATAAAATAAACTTAATCGATGATATAATGTGGGATGAAACTATCCCGTGGATTAAGACCATTAGACAATAAAAAAAGAGCGCCCTTTCGGACGCTCTTTGCATATAATCTGTTAAAGATTACGAATAGACATGTGTGGATGCATTGGCTATATCTTGACCAAGTCCCTTCACAAACACTACATGGTAGTAGTTTGAAGCACCAAAGAGGTGATCAACAACGCCGTAACGTGTTAACATACCGACCTTCGGATAGAAAGAATTAGGATCAATAGACCTCTGCACCATCACCGGGATATAAGGACAGTATATGATACCAGTATCATAATACTCAGGACCTTTATAACCAAGTAACGCATACTCAATCTTCGAATACTCATCCGCAGTACCTAAGTTCTGCGCCTCGGTGCGGGTATCGCGGTAGATGTTAAAACGTCCACCAACGTTACCAACCTTAGCAACACCAACCGGTTGCGTGTTAACGTTTCCGTCAACTGTCATCCAAGAGAACTCAGGGAGCATCTCAAGAAGAGCACAAACACGAGGTGTAGCAACAACAAAGTTAGCAGAACCCCGACGATTGCGAACAGCCATCCTGTTAGCCTCGACGATCAACTTCTGATAGAAATCACGATTTCTCTCAGCTAACCAACGAGCATCTGCCTTCGCAGACTGCCAAACCGAATAACCAACTCCACCGCCACCTTTCAGTGCGGCCTGAACCATGCGAATGATCATCTCACGATCGATTTCAGCTTGAATCTCATATGACATAGCATTTGTCAACTCAGCGTCGACATCAATACCATTCATATTCTTAAGA